CCCATTTATGAGACAGCTTACAGGTCTTACACAACAAGAAGAAAGAACTGTGGTTGAAAAAGAATTAGATAGATTAAGATTTAAATATCCACAGATTGCACCTAGTAAAATATTTAATGACCCTGATTTAAATAGAGAAGCTAAAGGTAGAATGGGTAAGTATGTAGAGACTGCTTTACAAAACTATATATTAACAGACCCTATATATAAAGGTGTTCAATCGGATGTTGAAAAGAAAGCTCTATTGAAAAAGAAATTAAATACTTTAAGAAGTAGGGCTAAGAATGAAATACTAGACCCTGAAAGATATGTAACAGATGATATGCAAGAAAGAGTAGCCCGTGCTAAATACTTTAATTTAAGTTCTGAGAAACGTAAGATGATAGCTTTGTATTATGAAAAAGAGTTAGGTCAATCACTAGCTGATACAAAAGATTACATGGGTGCTTTATTTATACAAGATAAATTTGACCTATAAAAAATTATTCAATGCCCAATCGTTGGCACAATTACATATATCATTTAACACCCCCATAAAAAACGCATAGACAATAATAAAAATGACCAGTGCATAAGATGTACGCACTAGCCATTTAAAAAACAACTCTAAGTAATACACTTACTTTTTCTTCTCAGTTGTTTCTTCCTCTTGCTTCTGTGGTTTTACAAAAAACTTTTGTAGCATTTCTAGTTTATCGTGGTAGTCAGCTATCTTACCCATCTCGATTTCAATAACTGCTTGTATATCCTGGTGGGAATCTTCCCCAATACCTACAGGATTTGTAAGTAATATTTCTACATTTGCTACGTGTTTGTTAATCATTCCCATATAGTATGTTCTTGCAGCTGATATTAACATTTCTCTCATTATTTTCTCTCCTTTTTAAAAATTGTCTTTATATAAAGCTCGTCAGATGGGTGCAATCCACTGTCTTGGTATGATTGCACCTGATTTTTATTTACCCAATCTAGGGCTTCTCTCTCGAAGACTGAAAGAGTTTTAGGTTTTTTTCTAATTTTAAGCCATGTTTTTACCCTCATAGTTACGTTTTTTTCCCAATCTTTCATTGTTTCTTACCTTTTTAAGATTTTCAAAGTAGGCTACATTATATCCACGTAACCACTCTCTATATTGCATCGTGTTAGGATGCAAACTACTAGGCACTCTACTTCTCTTTGGGTCTTTTCTAAAGGCATTATATCCCCATTCAAATTGTATTCTTAGTGGGGCATCATATTTAGATAGTCCTCTATATCTTTTTGAAATACGTTTAATCTTTTTCACTATTATCTCCCTTAAATGCTTTAATTACATCTGATGAAAATAATTTTTGTAGATTTAAAAGATACATACGAGATGCATTGTGGTCTCCTCCATTAACTATTTTTTTATAATCTAAATTATCAATTATCTTTTTAAGACTTTTTGTATTAAAGACAAGAGTGCAGAACGTGTCATCATCAATGCAGAGATTGTGCCACCAGTAATCTGATTCCGTACTGTTGATGCCACTTGCCTTGCCATAAGATTCAAACTCAATTGCGATATTACCTGTTTTTTGCCATACGTTTCTTTCACTTTTTACCTCTATCGTTTTATCTTGTAGCATTTCTGCTACTTCTTTTTCTCTAACTTTTCCATATTTTAAATCAATATCGAATTTCTTTCTGTCTTTTACAGAAGGTTCTAAGGTCATATAAATCCCCAATAATTGTTATACGTTGCCTACGTCTACGACTTCACAAGCGTCAGAAGTACACGCAAATTCTTTACCACTTGATGTAGTATCTTCTTTTTCAAAATCACCTAGCCTAGCCCAATCAATATGTTTAGGCATATCTTCTTTCAAGGCATTATATTCTTCTTCTGTGCAATCTTGATAAGGTGCTTGTTGGTATGTGTGTTCAGAGTAAGGTAAGAAACTTAAACCCATGCACCAACCTTCATCCATTCGTGGTCTTTAACAGATATAGTTACAGAAGGTTTATGTTCACACCAATGTCTCTGATACTTTAACCAAAGATTAAGCTGTTCTATAGCAGTCATATCTGTTCTTACGATAGAAGAACTAGGTGACTTTACAGGAAAGCTAAACACAGTTACCGTATCAGGTTTTGTTACATCAGGTTCATTAGGTATTCCTTCATCAGCTAAGAATTGTGTGATAGGGTCTTTGTTAGAACCACGCACTGTTCTTATATAATACTTACTATGTCTCGCATGGATACCACTAGCACTATCAACTAATTGTGATACAGTTCCACTAGGTTTAACACAAGTTATTGCTGTTGATTGTGGTATGTTTAACATCTCAGAATATTCTAAGTTTGTATCAATTGCTACTTGTTTTAAAGCAGTTAGTGTATCCTCTAAGTATGCATCATTACGGCTGAGTAATTGATTATCAAGAATACCTGTTAAAGACACACCGAGTAATCTTTCTTCCTCTGTATTCTTTTGCCAAACCTTACGAAGGTATTTAAAATCTGTAAGAGTAGATTGAAACGTACCTATAATTGTAGCTATACGTACTTTATTTTCTAACTCAGTTAGACAATCATCTTGACGAGCAACTACCTCAGATAAGTTACAGAATTGATATGGTCTTAGTATAATCTCACTACAAGGATTACACCCAAACTCACTAAACTTTCTTCTATCACTCTCTTGTGCTTTTGCTACTGCAGCTTTACGATTAAATATACCACGCTCACCTGACTGACTTTCATATAGTGAAACCCATTCTCTCATAAACGTACCCATGTCAGGTTTTGTTTTATATACTACAGAGTTATTAGCTAACGCTCTCTGTTTATTGTATTTCCACCATTCTCCTGATTTAGCGTGTCTCATTTGGTCATCATTTAAATTAGATAGACTAATGAGTGCTGAACGTCTAACACCACCAGCAACTACAACCTCACCTATCTTACACATAATGTCGTGGCACTCAATAGGGTAGAGTTTTCTACCAACTGCTTTCTTAAATGTAGCAACACAGAAATTATATAAGTCAACAAGTGGTTCAGGACCTGATGCTCTACCACCAAATGTTTTTAACTTAGCACCTGCAGGTCTAACTTCACTCACATCAAACTTTGGTATCTGACCTACATAAAGCATAGCTAATAATTCACGCAATGCTCTTGCCCAACCTGACCTTGAATCAGCAACTTTAATAACAGTTATACTATCTTCAAAGTGTTCGTTTATCGTAGGCAACTGATTTACATTCTCTCTTTCTACAGAGAAACCAACACCTGTACCACACATAAGAATGTACATAGTCTCATCAAATGCTCTAACATTATCTATAGGTATGTAGCTACAGTTATACCCTGCTACGTTACATCTATCAAGTGCTACACCTGCTGTCATCAATGCCCTCATGGATGGCATAACATTAAGCGATAGTATAGCTTCTTTTATTTCACCTTCTAACTTTTGCCCCATTTCAAAACTAAAGTTATTCTTTAAATGGGTATCCATATATTCCATGTATCTATTAACTGTTTCTTCCCATGTTTCTCGTCTTTGCTTATCATCTTTCCATCTAGCATATCTAGATAAAGCTATAAAGTTTTGATAGTCTGTTGGTAGTTGTTTCATTTTTCCTCCGATATTACTTTTATTGTTTTTAGTTTAACACCCTCAATTTCATAAATAAAATCTCTTAGGTTATCTTCAAATTCCTGGGCAATGTCACCATCGCTTGGCATAATATATTCATCATCATCAATCTGTACGATTATGCTTACCTTTATTCGTTTCATCTTGCCCTTAACCATTCGATTAGAGACTCTAAATACCATTGTGCTTTTTCTAAATCTTCTACACCATTCTTCTTTTCATACCTCCACATATATTTAATTATGTTACCTTGTATATAATATTTGTATCCATCTCCTAACGCAGCTTTAATAGCATCTATACATTCTATAGGTGCTTCATTGTAGTGAGGGGGATGATTGACCATATCTTTTTCTCTTACAGAATCTGTTTCAAAGTCTATTATTTCTTTCATAGTTGCCATACTAAGCACTCCCTTCTGTTTCACTATTAAAGTTTAATTTTATTACGTTAGAATTGTCTCGTTCTTTACCCATCTTTTTTTCAGCGTATGACTTTAACACATTATAAATATAAGGGTCTTTATTCATTGCTGGAATGGAAGCAAGAACTAACTCAACAAAATATTCTAAGTCATAAACTGATTTATCATTTAGTAAAGTATCAGATGATAGGATTGCAAATAATTCAACTTGCCCTGTCCATTCACTACCATCTATCTCAGGTCTAATGCGTATCAGTACATCACTTTTTTCTATATGTTCGTTTTTTCCCATTAGCTTTCCTTGTAATTTTAGGATTTTTAAACTTAATAAAAAGTGGATAAAAAATTTTACCTTTTTCTTTTAACCAATCTTCAGGTATAATCCTATCATTATATCTAAAATTATATTTTATACACCATTCTGCGTAAGAAGATTTAGCACCCTTTCTTAGCTTAGTTCTACTGTTTGTAAATATAAATCTTATATCTAGTTCAGGATGTTGTTTCTTAATTGCAATATGTTTTCTTCTATCTGCTGCTAAAAATCTACCTTTTGTTTCTATTATTATACCATTGTTTAATACAAAATCAGGGGTATAGGTTCGGTATGAAAGGTCTTCCCACTCTATCTTAATCTTTTCATATAAAAATTTTACCTTATGTTCTTTAAGATATGTAGCAACAATATCTTCCAAGCCACTCCTATACCCATTTTTACGTGCTATTTGGGTAGCACTATACGCTGACATATTTAAAAGTTATACCAACGTATGTTTGAACCGTAGTCATAACCGAGTGCTTTCATCTCATCACGCACTAGCTTTTCAGCTTCTTTGCGTTGTTCGATAGCATTGCGTAGACCCTCTGACCTACGTTCCCTGTACTCTTTCTTCATCTCATACAGTTCTTTTTCTTTTTCTTTAATCATTTCAGCTAAGTCATCTATTGTTGTAGCCATATAATCTAACTCCATATTTTTTTTGCTTCTTGTTTTAATTTGTAATTCCAATTCCATGAATCATAGTTTGGATATACTAAAGAAGCTAACTCATGTTTATCATCGCTGATAGACAAAAACTTCTGTATACTAAATGCAACTTTTTTAAGTTGTTTCTTATATACAGACAAGTTATCTAGTGTAAACTTTCTATAATCTTTTGGTGTAGCAAAAAATAAATCTATACTATTCTTAGGGTATGCCATAGAATAAAATGCCATTTGTCTTTTCTGTGCTTCAGTAGGTTTAGATGGCATACGTGTGGTTGTTTTTAAATCTACTATCTTATCTTTAAATCTAAAATCAATATATCCCATTACAGGAATAGGCATATCATCAAATTGTACTTCAACTTTTTCTTGATAATCTTTTAAATCTTTGTAGTCAAAGTTCTCATCAATAACTTTACCAAAACCATTTAGTAGACTCTTTTCTTTTTCTACTTTGTCATCATCTAAATCCAACTTAAAGTCTGCACAACTCATTAGATACTTCATCTCTAGTGAATCAAAATCAAACTTACCTGTTTCATACTTGTCAGCTAGTGCAGCTTCTTGTACGATACCTCTAACTGCTCCTGCACCACTAGGTGATTTAATACCAAACAGATACCTAGCTACCCACATAGGCACGTCACTTATGTAGGTATTCATACTGCTAGGTGATAAGTAATTAATGTTGTGTGCTTTGAAAGGATTATTGTGTAGCATCTATATCAATAAACTCGTTAGCAATTCCTGGGCTTGTTTCTTCTTTGTTGTTCTTATCCCACTCAGTAGATACCCAAGTATTATGTCTATCAATGTATGACATAAATTCCCTAAAAGTATTTTGGTCATCATCAGTAATAGCTATATTACTTTTCTTATCCAAAACATAATTAGGCACAAAGTAAGAACCAGTGCTGCCCTCACGTTCATCTGTACTTATAGTAACAGTGTGTTGCATAGGTAGTCTTCTCATCTTTGAGAGTTCATTAAAAAGCATACCTAAATTTTTATAACCTTCCTTAGTGTCTATCTCCCAAATAAAAGGAACTGATTTAACACTAGCTGAGTCACCCTTTTCAGTAATAGCTTTAGACAAAGTAGCTTCTCCAAATAACACACGAGTTCTTTTAACTTGTCTGATAATTTCTTTCGTACCTTCAGGTAAAGAATTAAAGTCTTCAATGTAACCACTAGGTTTACCACAGTTAAACGTACCCATGTTATCTTTTAAATCAACATTTATGTTATCGGACATAATAGTCTTAACATAGTTTGAAATATTAGAGTCATACTTTTGATACATAAACCTTTGTAGGAAAGGTCTAATAGAAATAGTTTCTGCATAAATATATTTCTTATCAGCATCCTCTATAGAATACCAACCCGAAGGAACAACATCAATGGTTGTCTTCCTACCATTTAAAGATGTCTCTCCCTTGATTGCTTTTTTAACTACCCTAATTCTTGATAGGGTATTTTTATTTTCTTTGTTAGATATTTGCATACCCATGACACTAGCCATAGCATCAAAGTTATCACTATCTATTGTTATTAAGTCTGTCATATATTATTCTCCTTATAAAGATAATGCGTTATATCACAAAATGTCTTTTGTGTCAAGCCAATTATTACCTATTTTTGCTTCTAATAATAAAGGAACATTAAAATCTATATTCCATTTATTGTCTATTAGTGATTTTAAATTTGAATTAGTATCGTTAATCACTTGAATTACTTCATCTATTTCACCAGGATGAATGTCAATAACTATACTATCATGTACAGTATTTACAATACAAGATTGTTTATCTTTTAATAATTTATCCATATAGACTAAACATAACAATACACAATCAGCAGTTGCAAACGATTGAACTGGATAGTTTTTAATCTGTGTAAAATTAGTAATGCTATTATTCTTTAGTCTATAAACATTATTAAATCTAAACTCCCTACCTGATGGTATTTTTATAGTGCTAGTATCCAATGCTTGTTGTGCAAGTCTACCATGCCAACTAGCTACACCCTTATACTTTTCTATAAAGCGTTCATAGTAAGTAGCTTCTGCCTTTGTCCTACCAAATCCTGTAGCACCATACAGTGGGGCAAACGTGTGTTGCTTTGAGTCTTGCCTTGATGTAGGTTGACCAGCATCTGTTATAACTTTAGCCGTATAACTATGTACATCAAATCCCTCTTTAATTTCTTTGATAGCAGTTTCATCTTGGGATAGAAAAGCAGCCACTCTAAATTCTAATTGTGCAAAGTCTGCTTCTAATATCTTGCCACCTTCCCATCTAGATACAAATACTTTCTTAACAGGAAACGTACCACCCCTTGGCATATTCTGCATATTAGGATTTGCCCCACTCAAACGACCAGTGGATGTCCTATGTTGCAGTAACTTAACGTGTAGCATACCGTCTTGTTTTATGTGAGATGATATACCGTCTATGAAAGAAGATAGATAAGTTTCTACGGCACTTAGCCTTCTAACTTTTGAAAGAAAAGAATAAGCAGTATCCATACCCTTTTCTTTTGATATTCTTTCTAGCACTGCAATATTTATTTTACTAGTTGTAAAACCATTTGCACTAGCCCACTTAGCATTAGGTGCTTTAAACTTTAAACCAGCAACCTCATTAGTATTATCAAATAAAAATCCTGTAGCTAAACAAGTAGGGCATTTTGTTTCATTGGCAAAAGGTGTTCCATCTTTCTTTGTCTTTCTATACTTACCATGCCCTTTACAACTAGGACACTGTTTAGCCTTTGTCTTATAAACTATTTTAGTTTTCTTATTTACGATATCCCTAAATGTATTTTCTTTCATGTAAGGATTGTAAGAGTTTTGCCAATCTGTTTTATCATGTGGCTTACGACTATAAATTACCCACGATAATTGTTCGGGGCTATTGAGATTTATAGGTGTGTCACCCATCAATTCATGTACATGAACTTGTAAATCAACAATAAGTTTTTTTCTTTCCTTATTAAATTCATCTCTAACTGTCTCAAGAGTTTCTTTATTAACTTTAAAACCACGTTTATATATCTTGGCTAGAGTCATACATACTTCATTTGATAACTCAACAGTTTGTTGTAAACCTTTGTTTAAAGGCTCATTTAATTTGTTGTTTAAAACATCATAAAGTTCCTTGGTAGATTTTATATCATGTTCTAAATACTCAGCAAGTTCTTCATAGGGTATATCTCTAGTTGAGAAACCTTTCTTATAATATTCTTTAAGAGTTCCTTGCTTTCTATTTTTTAGAAGGTATCTTTCGGCACACGCTTCAAGAGATAGTGGTTGCTTCTGTCCTCGTTGCAAAACGTATTCAGCAATCATGGTATCAAATACTAAACCATCGTATTTAAAACCTGACTCCCACAACCACACCAGGTCGTAAGCTATATTGTGACCGATAACCATAGTAGCTTTATCTAAATAAGACTGAACTAAATCTTTATTGTTCAAACTTATTTTGTCTTTCTCTATGTGGTCAAATGTCACAATATGCTTAGTTCCATTTTCCTGTAGCAGACCCACCATAACCAATGAGTTTTCATGCTCAAAAGGGTCGAGGTGATGTCTGCCATCTCTCATCAGAGTAGTATTTTCTATGTCGAGAGTTAGTTTCATTTCAGCATTAACCTCCGAAAGCTGAAACCAAGAGAGGGGTTACAACTTCTTTAGTAATGCCCAAGGCAAGAACTAATTTAATACCAAAGCTGACAACACCTGAAAAAGTAATTGGGTCCATGTTAGTCTCCATAGTTAGTTAAAAACAAATGCTCACAAACTGTGAACTTTTTACATTGCATACTATGCATAGTATCTACCCGTCACATAATCTAGATTACAATGTAAAACTCCATGCCAACCTGTTAATTTATTCTTGGCAATATTTATATGTCTCTGTTTATCCTCTTCAAACTGCCCTTGAACATGAGGATTACGAGCTAATAACAATATCAAATCTGCTTCAGCGGCTTTACCTGTCTTAGAACCTTCAAGCATACTTTGATTTAAAACAACCTTACCTTCTGCTTCTGTCGATAATTGTGATACATAAAACACAACACAATTGTAAACTTTAGCTATCTGTCTTGCATGAATTACATTTGCTTTCAAAGATTCATCTTGTCTTACAAACCCTTGCATGGATGCAAACTTATCTCCAACATCAACAATTAAAACGTCAGGCTTCTCAATCTTACAAACAGTTTCTACATATGGCATTTGTTTATCGTGTGTTTCCATAATTTTTATATTGCCATGAACTCTATTGTATAAACTCTTTACCTTTTCATAGTCATCATAAACATATGGGTGTGTAAGTTTATACTGTTCGTCTGTAGTATATCCTGATGCAGATGTAATATATCTTTCTAAAACCCTATCGGCAGTTTCTTCATTGACAAGTAATACACACTTAGCACCTTGATGTGCAAACCCATTTGGTGCGGCAATCAAACTTGCAAGGAAGGAAGTCTTACCTGTGTTAGGTCTTGCCCCAACGATTGCAAAATGTCCTGCGTTAACACCTGGAATCCTCTTTGCCAATGTGGGTATGTTAAACTTCCATTTGTATTTTAATTTTAAATTAGATAACACGCTATCCATACTAGCATCATGCCAATCTAAATTCATGTTAGGTGTAAAGTCATCACCGTACTTATCAAGTATACCACGCAATGGCTCAAGAGTTGACTGCATACCATTGACATAATCAAATCCAAGGTTAGCTATATCTTCACCAACAACTTGCTGAAACAATCTTGACAAGACATCAGATGCCACATCATTACCCATAGGTTTTTCACTCTTGATATTCTTAAATAACTTAGCATAGTTTTCTTTTTGTGCAGTTGTTAGTGTAGGATTTGTTGATATAAAGTACGCTTCTATTTCATCAGGTGTCATAGTCCTGTTAAACTTTTCCATAGATTCATCTATAGATTGTTTTATCTTTCTAACATCTTTACTAAACAATCTGTTAGGACACTTACTACCTTTATGTTCGTCATAAAATTCTTTATTCATCAAACTTCTAATTAGTGTTAGTTCCATACAACCTCTTTTACAATATTTAAATCATCTTCATTTCTATATTTTAAATCGTCTGTTAGTTTTATAGCCTTTACATTACTAACATAATTTCTTAACTCTTTTACCATCTCTAAACTTTTTAGTATTGCGTCAGGGTCTAATGCAACAGCAACTGTAGAGAACTTTGAAAGGAGGTGTTTGTGCTTTTCCAAGAGACTTGTTCCAAGTAGTGCGACCCCAACTATGCCGTCAACACTACCTGCAATGTTAGCACTAATGCAATCCTCTACAATCACTGCCGCATTACCACTACCAAACTGATATGGGAGAGGTGATTTACCATATCGTTTCCACTTTGGTAGTTTTCTTGTCAATGCTTTCCCAACGGCATCAACAATCTCGTTGTTACATTTGATAGGAAATACAACTCTATCTTCTTTAGCATCATACATCAAACCAAATATATCTATACCCCAAGTATTTACAAAATCTATAACACCCTGTCTGTTCTCACCAGGTACAATACAACTAGGTAAAACAAACTCACAAACATCTTTATCTTTTTTATTAAACAATGCTACCAAATCTTCTGAAGATAATATTGTTTTCTTTTTTCCTCTCACATTACAAGACAACTTATAACAATTCCAAACTAAATTACCATCATCATTTGTAATCGTAAATGTATTGTAACCACCACAGTGAGGACAATTAGTACGTTGTGTTTCACCTATATTTAAATCAATATTATGTATATCCATATTAATATTTTGTAATTTATAAATATTACTTAGCATAATTTTGTCTCTTTGTCAAGGCATTATTTGCAGAATCAAAAGTATTTTTAATATAAGGTTGTACAGATTGAGGGTGAGCATGACCTGTAACTGCCATTATCTGTGTAATATCTACACCAGCTTCAACCATTTCTGTAGTTCCTGTTCTTCTTAAATCAGATAATCTTAAATCACTAGGTAGGTTAGCTTCTACCATAATGCGTTTAGCAAATCTTGGTAAAACAAATTCTGAGTATGGTAAGAACCTACCTCTGTAAGGATTAGGTCTTGGTGCAACGTATTCCTGGAATCCAAAATCTTCTTCTTGTTGTTGTAACATCTCAAACAACTCATCTGATATTGGTAAAAATACTTCTGCCCTACGTTTAGATTGTTCTATATGTACTCTTCTTCTTGACATATCTATGTTATCCCATTTTAAAAGTCTTACATCTCCCAATCTTTGACACCATTCATATGCCATCTGTGCAATCAATCCTATATTTCTAGTTTTAAAATCAGAATAGGCTACGTCTAAGAAATCTTTTATATGTTCTCTAGACCATATTACTTTTCTAGATTCTTTTGTTCTTCTTTTAATTGCGGCAAATGGATTAAGTGTTACATATTCCATACGAATACCATGATTAAATACAACACCTGCCATAGTTCTAACATGATTAGCTAATGATATACCTCTATCACACCACTTGTTATATGCAAGTTTTGCATACCTTGTGGATAGACTTGTTAACCGAATCTTGTTAAACTCTTTTGTCTCAATCTTTGTGTCTAAAATTACAGACAGTAGATACTCGTAGTTCTTTTTTGTTTCATTTCGTAAACTTAAAAACTCATGTGACAAAAGGTAATCATCAACTAATTCATGTAAATACTTCATGTCTTTACCCAAAAACTTAACAGAAAGCAAATAAATAAGTAAAGCCAAATAACTTCAAATGTAGTCATCTAATCTCCATATTGTTCTTCTATAAATTTCATAGCAGGGGAATCTAGTACACCTTTAAAATTATCCACATATGCTTTTAATTGTGGATAGCTAGTAAACACTCTATATCTTCTACAATCAAATGTATTATTCAACCATAAACATAATTGGTCATGTCCTAAAACAAAGTACCCTTCATTTTCTTTGTGGTCATAAATGTGGTACTCGTGGTTTACATAGTGATGAGAACTTCTTAAATTCCAACCTCTGTACTTTCCTTTCCATTGACTTAATTTATATTTTAAAACTTGTGGATGTTTACCCCTAGCTTTTATTAGTATCTCATCTGCATAATAATATCTAGGGTCATCTTTGTCAATATAAACTTTTTTAATAGTCATTTAGTCCTCCATTATAATTAGATGTTTGTCTAGCCAATCAGCAGACACACCATCTTTGGTTAATTTATTTTTTATTAAAGTTTGTAAGTCGTTCTCTTCTAACTTACCTATTTCTTCATACTCTTCACTATCAACTTTATTGATATCAGTATGTATTTTAAGTTCCTTAACTTCAAATTCCTGGTCCACTATTTTCTCCTTTTAAATTCATATTTTGCAGTTTCATAAAAGCCTGTTATCTTCATATCAAAGCTAGTTACCTCACCATAGTTATCCACTAGGTAATCATAAATCATATCAGCTAGGTGGTCTCTGTCAACCTTTTCAAAATCAACTGATGGATTTATTTCGTACTTACCTTTTAAACTGGTAAGTTGTTTCTTGTGATGTTTATATACTAAAACTTCATCATCTGTATCTGTCATATAATCTCCTTTATTGTTTGTTTAATGCTTGTATTAATTCACTCATACTTTTAGTATCTTCTTCTATATCTTTAGCCATCTGTATACCAAAGTCGTATCCTCTAAGATAAAAAGAATTATCATCTTTTGTTTTATTTTTAACACCGATAATTAAACCATCTCTCACACCTTCATTATATCTTGCTATGATAAGATTAATTAATACCTCTTTACCTTTAGCAATTTTATCTAGTCTATTACTTATGAACTCATCAATGTTACTCATGTTCTCCTCCATTACCACGACCTAGACCAGGCTTTGAATACCAATGGTCAAAGTAATTTGGATTACGCTTTGCAGTTTCAAATGCCGCAACTGTTAGAACTATGGCTACGATTAATATTATATGTATCATAGTTGTAAGACCGAATATCCACATACTACCAAACCACATTGAAAATGCTACGCACCACATCCATGCTAATACTTGCATGACCATGTGCCTAACGTGTAAGTCTGGTATATTACTTAGTGGATTACGTTCATAATTCATAACGATATTCCAACAATCATACACGATTTTCGATATACTCATAAAAATTATGTCCTCTCCTATTTTTCTTTGGTTGAATTTTATCATAAGTTATTTCACATTTGAGAATGTAATACTCTTCTCCTAGCATATCAATTATATGTTCAGTATTGTATGCCTTGATAAAAAATCTAATGTAATGTTCATCAACTAGATTTCTTTTTAATGATACTGCATATCTATTCATTTATACCTCCAAATATATGTGCTACAACATCAACTGTCCAGCCGTTGCCTAGCATCTTGTATCGTTGTGTCTTGGACACATGGTTAGTGTAGTTGTCAGGAACAGTTTGTAATCTCTCACACTCAAGTGGTGTCAGCTTTCTGTACAACTCGTCTTCAATAGCAACCTTTGGTTCTCTATGTCCACCTTGCATAGTGGTAAGAGTAGGTGATTTACCTTTATCAGAATAAACTCTTTTGATTACATCAAATCCCTTGATGTTAGTTGCTTCACCAACTTGTATAGGTTTCTTTACAAAGGTTGGTATCTGCCCCTTCCACATAGATGCAGTAAGGCAATGTGCTTTATCATCTGTAATTGACTTGACCATATCACCTCTACGTCTACCACACCATTTATTATTTAGGTAGTTGGGTATCTCAGAGAATGGTAAGTCTTCTAAGATATCTTTTAAGACTATGCCCTTATCCTGGATTTGCTTATCAAAGGGTATGTTAGTCCAATATAACCTACGTCTACTTTGAGCAGAGAACAAACTACTGTTTATCTCAATAGGCTCAACACCTAAATACTTTGTGATAATATCCTCTGACTCTTTCTTCATCTTGACATTCTCAAGTAAGAAATACTTTGGTTGTAGATTATCTTTCATCCTAACAAACTCAAAGAATAACTTACTGCGTGGGTCATCAAAGTTTAACTGCTTACCTGCAAAACTAAATCCTTGGCAAGGTGAACCACCCATAAGTAAATCAATCTTATGATGTCCTCGACATGGTGCAACTAACACACCAATCTCTTTACCTTGTGAAAAACTTTTGCTAGTCCATACTTTGGTTACATCACCTAACTGAATTGTGTTAGGGAAATTCTCTTGTGCAACTTGTATGGCATACTTGTCAATCTCACAAGCAAAATAGTTGTGATACTTTATGCCTGCCTTGTTGAGTGCTATCTGACCACAAGACATACCATCAAATAAACTTAATACATTCATCTATACCTCCTTTGTAATAGTTTGAATTGCATCTTTACTATATCCTTCTTTCTCAAGATGTTTCTTAAATATAGTTATCATCTGATAATAAGATTTTGTCAACTCTTTTAAATCATCCTCTAAAAAACCTATTTGTTTTCTTGCTAGTATTAGTTCTCTTCGCAAAGATTCCTCAAAAGTATCTTCGTGATTATCCCATCCATAAGTATCCATTATTCATCTCCCCAAAAAGATTTGTTACCTAGTGCGATATACATTGCTTTAGCACTTGCTAACTCTTGGTTTAAATTAAAGTCTTTATCATTCTGAGTATCCATTAACTCTTCAATTAAATGAGTTAGTGCAACCTCAAGAACATTAACATCTGACTTATTTAACTCTCCTAACATTGATAGTTCTAAGACACTACCTCCATATAGTTTTACTTGTGTTTTATATAGTTTCATTCACCCCTCCTGGATTTTATTTCTTGATTGGTATTCTACATTTTTCTTCAGATGCTGTCAAGTCTTGACCTCTTTTATTTATCCAAATGTAACTCCATGTCTGTTCATTACACTTCTTACCAAACGTAGACACTTGAGGGTCATTGAGTGGTTCAGGCATATATGAACACGATATTAATAATAGTGGTAATAATATATATAATAGTTTCATTTTACTTCTCCTCTATGTAAACTCGTAAATGCGTTGATTGTTCT